TACTAAGAGACACCAGCGACTCAGTGGAGAGCAAAAAAGGTGGCTAAATCGGATTATGAGCGTCAAACCATCCGACTAGATGAGGCGCACGAACACCGAAGATGCATAGATCGCGTGAAGGCTAAGGTGAAGCGTGGCCAGCCTCTTACGATTGATGGCCGAAAGGGCAAAGTAGTGGACGTCTACGACGACTTTATCGTAGTGGAGTTTACAGTTTTTAGCCTGCTCTGGTCAGTTAGATACGACAAGTATAGGGAGTGCTTCTTGTGGAATGAGGTCGCTGGGTTGCTGTAGGAGGGATAGCGGTGAGGTTGAGCAAGCCGGTCTTCAGATACATTGAAACTGAGCTATATAATTACGAGTACACCAAGAGGAAGTTAGAAGAGTCTAAGCGTGACATTATAGCGGCGACACCTATTCCGTCGGCACGGTCCAAGGCTTCAGTAGCTGACCCAACTGCCGCTAAGGCAAGTAGGTTGTTGAGCAACCGCACCATTTGTCGCATGGAAGAAACACTGGCCAGCATCGACCGTGCTTTGCAGCTGGTGGGCGATGAACACAGGACGCTGTTTGAGCTTTACTATAGGCAAGGCCTGCGGTGGCGGAAGGTCTGCGACACTATGCCAACGAGTAGGTCTACGTTCTTCCGACTAAGAGATCAACTTGTGGCCATGACCGCAATCCAGATGGGGCATGAAAGTTGAGACTAAATTGAGACTTTCGCAGGGTGGTTCTGTGATAATATGGTACTATGAACAAGGTGTCCGATGGGCTCCTAAAAGACGAGATGACCCCGTCTGACATACCGAACACCGTCAATAGACGGTGTTTTATCTTGGGGGCGTAGATGAAGCCTTGGGCTGTGCGGTTCTATAAGGGTAAGGCGTGGAAAGATTGCCGAGAGGGGTACTTCCTTAGTCAGCACGGTATTTGCCAGCGCTGCGGGGGCGCAGGGCGAATAGTGCATCACGTAAAAGAGATTACGCCAGACAATATCCATGATCCAGACGTAACGCTGAACTGGGCGAACCTTGAACTCTGTTGCCAAGACTGCCATAACAAAGAGCACCGCAGCGGCGATTTGGTGACTGATGGTTTAATGTTTGACGAAGACGGGGATCTGGTTAGGCGATCCCCCCTATAATGCAAAGGGGGGGCATTTCTGGAGGACCGAATGTTAGTCCTTCAGGTAATACACAGGCCGGCCCCTAAAGGGGGTGCGGTTTTCGCGAGGTGATAGAAATGAGCCGAGTTGGCCGATTTTACACGGATGACGAGCGAGCTGCACGGTTGACTACCGAGAAGAAGAAACTTACCCGGCACTACTCCAAACTAGATGCTCGCACGAAGCAGATTGTTGCCTCGCTCATCGACAACGCGGCGTTTATGGCTGTCACGCTAGAAGAATTACACGCCCATATCAACAAACACGGCGTGGTAGACGAGTATCGGAACGGGGAGCACCAGTGGGGCAGCAAGAAGAGCCCTGAGGTTGAAGTCTATAACACCATGATTAAGAATTACTCATCGGTGATGCAGCAGCTGACGGGGCTACTCCTTAAGACAGACCTAAAGGTCGCCACCAAGAAGAAGGGAGACGAGTTTGATGAGTTCGTGAATGACAGATGAGCCGGCAGAAAGCATCGGTGGCGGCGAGCTGTTCGCCTACTCAGAACCCAATCCGTGAGTATTTGGAGCTCATATGCACCGGCCAAGAGGTAGTTTCGGACAAGGTCAGGCGAGTATACGCCAAGCTAGCGAGAGACCTCGATGATATCCAAAGCGAGTGGGAATACAGCCCGAAGCGCGCAAACCATGCGATAGAGTTCATCGAAAGGTACTGCAAGCATTCTAAAGGCAAAATGGGCGGCAAGACGTTTGTTCTGGATTTATGGCAGAAGGCGTTGGTGGCAGCCGTCTTTGGTTTTATACACAAGATTGATGGCGTGCGCAAATACCGGGAGCTAGTGCTCATCGTAGCGCGTAAAAATGGCAAGTCTGCCCTCGGTTCAGCCATAGCTCTGTACATGTTGATTGCGGACGGTGAGCCGGGCCCCGAGGTCGTAAGTGCGGCTACGAAGAAGGATCAGGCGAAGATCATCTGGTCAGAATCCAAGCGCATGGTCAAAAAGTCGCCCGTGTTGCGTGCGCGAATTAAGCCTCTGGTCGCTGAACTCCTGTCAGACTTTAACGATGGGACGTTCAAGCCTCTGTCTAGTGATAGCAACACCCTCGATGGGCTCAATGTTCACTGCTCGCTCATTGACGAGTTGCACGCTATCCAGGACAGGAACCTCTACGACGTTATCATCGATGGCATGACAGCTAGGGAGCAGCCACTGTCCATCATCATGTCAACGGCCGGCACTGTGAGGGAAGGCATTTTTGACCTTAAGTATGACGAGTGCGAACGCATCATCAATGGCTACTATGACCCCACTGGGTATCAGGATGAGCGGGTTCTGCCGATGGTCTATGAGCTGGATAAGCGAGACGAGTGGACAGACCCGACAAAGTGGAAGAAGGCTAACCCCGGCCTCGGTACTATAAAGCAAACAGACCAGCTGGCAGACAAAGTGAAGAAGGCTCAGGCCAACGCGCTACTAGTCAAGAATCTGCTCTGCAAGGACTTCAATATACGGGAAACCGTGAGCGAGGCATGGTTGTCCTTTGACGTCATCAATAACACTGCCACATTCGATCTGCTCTCCCTTAAGCCCAAATACGGTATCGGCGGCACGGACCTGTCAAGCACGACAGACTTGACGGCCGCCAAGGTCATTTTCAAGGTGCCGGGCGACGAACATATCTACGTGCTGCAGATGTACTGGCTACCGGAGGACCTACTCGAAAAGCGGGCGAAAGAAGATAAGATACCATATGACCTCTGGCATAGCCAGGGGTTGTTGCGTACCTGTCCTGGTAACAGCGTCCATGCCAAGTACGTCACCGAGTGGTTCGTCGAAGTGATGAACACCTACGGCATATACCTTCTGTGGATAGGCTATGACTCATGGTCAGCCAAGTACTGGGTAGAAGACATGAAGGCACACTTTGGTGCCGAGGCCATGACCCCGGTTATCCAAGGCAAGAAGACACTCTCTGGTCCTATGCACAAGCTCGCTGCCGACCTCGAAAGCAAGCTCATTGTCTACAACAACAACCCTATCGACAAGTGGTGTCTCTCAAACACCGCTGTGGAAATTGACAAGAATGGCAATATCCAACCCTGCAAGACAAAGAACCAGCGCCGTAGAATTGACGGTGCCGCCGCACTCTGGAACGCGTACGTTGTCATGCAGGACAAGCTACAGGATTACATCAACATGATCTAAGGAGGTGGCACATTGGGGTTGATCGGGTGGTTGATGGGGCGTAAGCGTGCTGAGCCCAAGAACTCCGTAGGAACAAGTATCGAGCTGATTAACCAGACCATCAATGGCTACCACGCGTGGAACGGCAAGCTATATCAGTCAGACGTTATCAGAGCGTGCATCAGGCCCAAGGCAAAGGCCATCGGCAAGCTCGTTGCTAAGCATATAAGGGAAAGTGCAGAAGAGATACAGGTGAATCCTGAGCCCTATATGAGGTTCTTACTTGAAGAACCAAACCAGTACATGACTGGCCAGATGCTACAAGAGAAACTGGCTGCGCAGCTAGAACTTAACAACAACGCTTTTGCTCTCATCCTTCGCGACGAGCACGACTACCCGCGGCAGCTCTACCCTATTCCCTGCTGGGTGGTAGAGGCAGTGCACGATACGCAGGGCTTCCTGTATCTCAAGTTTACATTAGTTAACGGCCGCACGCTCAAGGTTCCGTATTCTGACGTGATTCACCTGAGGCAAGACTACAACGAGAACGATGTGTTCGGCGACCCTCCGGCACGAGCCATTGAGCAGCTGATGGAGATTGTCACCACGAGCGATCAGTCCATTGTAAATGCGGTGAAAAACTCGGCTGTCCTCAGGTGGATTCTAAAATTCAAGTCCATCCTTAAGCCCGAGGATCGGGAAATGCAAGTCAAAGAGTTTGTAAGAAACTACATAAGCATTGAAAATGCCGGAGGCGCAGCGGCAGCCGACCCTCGCTACGATCTTGAGCAGGTGAATAACAGCTCTTACGTGCCGACTGCTGCCCATGCTAAAGAGACCATGCAGCGAGTGTACAGTTTCTTCGGCACCAACGAGGCGCTAGTTCAGTCCAAGTACACTGAGGATCAGTGGAATGCGTACTACGAGAGTGCAGTAGAGCCTGTGGCTACACAGATGAGCGGTGAGTTCACGCGCAAGCTCTTCAGCCGTAAAGAGAGGGGCTTCGGCAATAGGATTATCTTTGAGGCCAGCAATCTTCAGTACGCTAGTATGTCCACCAAGCTTAACCTTCTCCAAATGGTAGACCGTGGGGCCATGACGCCCAACGAGTGGCGCAACGTCTTCAACATGGCACCTATCCCTGGTGGGGACAAGCCTATCCGTAGACTAGATACGGCAGTGGTCGACCGACTCTTAGAAGGCAAGACTCCGCTGAAGGGAGGTGAGAAGAATACCGATGAGAGAGCCACAAGACAACCTAGCGACCCTACTGCAAGTTAAAAACGCCAGCTCCGACTCTGCGGACTTGTATGTCTACGGCAGCATCGTGTCTGCATGGTGGGGTGCTTGGGATGAGATGGACCAATACCCTGCGTCCATTAAGAAATTCCTAGATGGCGCAAAGGGCAAGAACCTCAACATTTACATCAACAGCGGCGGCGGCTCCGTATTTGCAGGCATGGCCATTTACAACATGTTGAAACGCCACCGCGGACTCAAGACTGTGCGAGTAGACGGCATCGCAGCGTCAATTGCGTCGGTCATTGCCCTAGCAGGTGACCGCGTGATAATTCCCAGCAACGCATACATGATGGTACATAAGCCTTGGTATTGGGGCGAGGGGGACGCCGATGACTTCCGTAAGATGGCGGCGAAGCTTGACTCCGTCCAGCAGGGTATTATCAGCGCCTACACCGAACACCTTAAACCCGGCGTCACTGTCGAGACTATAACCCAGATGGTAAATGACGAGACGTGGATGACCGGTGATGAGGCAGGCAAGTATTTCAACATTGAGGTGAGCACGCCTGTAAAGGCGGTTGCATACGCCGGGGAACTAAAGTCCGACAAAGTTCCCAAGACCATCACCCAGAGCCTTACGGCGTATAAC